ATAACTATAAAGGTACTAAGATAATACAGGTTATGCCTAAACCTAAAGCAGGCGCTTTCTATATGCATTACCTATTAGAGCATAAAGCATATGATGCTATTAATATGGTAGCTGAGAATTACGACAAGTGGCATAAGTCTATGCGAGATGAAATTGATATTAGAGATAAAGTTCATAACGAAGAGTATGAACGACTCTATGTAGATTTAAATAGAAGTACTACAGAATGAAAAAAGATATAAACTATTTAGTATTAACAGATATACACTTAGGACATCCTAGAAACCATACTGATAATATTATATTCAATTTAGAAAGATTCTTTATAACCTACCATAAAGAGCTAGTAAAACTGGATATACTATTTATAGCAGGTGATATATTCGATAGACTACTATCTAGTAGATCTATAGAGTATAGACACATTATGACATGGTTATCTAATACACTACTATGGTGTAGAGATAATGGTATTAAACTAAGGATACTATATGGTACTCCTAGCCATGATAATGATCAGGTAGCTAGTTTTACAGATGTAGCTAGTAAACTAGCTCCAGATGCTGATTATAAATATATAAATACTCTATATATAGAACATATGGTAGATTTAGATATAAACATACTATATGTACCAGATGAGTTTAGACATAAAGCTTCTGATACCTATTTAGAAGTATGTAAGTTACTTAAAGATAATAAACTAGCAGAAGTAGATATAGCTATTATGCATGGTTGTTTTAGCTACCAGATGCCTATACTTAAAGATATGGATTTTGTACATAAAGAATCTGATTACTTAGATATAGTAAAACACTATATAGCTATAGGCCATATACATACATCGTCTGTATATGAACGTATAGTAGCTCCAGGTAGTTTCGATAGGTTAGCACATGGTGAAGAAGAAAAGAAAGGTGCCGTATTATTCCATTTAGGTAAAGATGGTAATGATAGCTTTAAATTCCTAGAGAACAGTAAAGCACTACCATTTCTAACATATAGCTATAGTAATGAAACTGAAACAGAGATACTTAAAGATCTTAAGAAGAAAGTAGCTAGGTTACCTAATGGTTCTAATATAAGAGTAGAGTTAAGAAATGATACAGAGTTACTTAAGAATCTAAAGTCTATAGTAGATATATATCCTAACTTAGTATTTAAGTTTAAAACTAATACTGAAGTTATTAAAAAGATAGATATACTAGAGACTGTAGAGAATAAAGCTTTTGCTATAACTAAAGATAATATAGTAAAGCTTATGGAAGATGAGTTAGAGTTAAATAAAGAAGAGAAAGAAATTTTTAATAAGGAGTTAGAAGATGCAATTTCAAGTCTTTAACATGAACGTCTATAAGTTGATAGCTATTATGGTATTTATAATAGCATCTATTTTAACTATGATCAGTATAGTAGTATGCTGGGATGGTATAAACTCTACTATTAGTTTTGATAGAGCAGTTTCAGCATTGATTAAATGCTCAATATTTATAGGTGCTATATGGGTAATAGCACTAAGTATAGTATGCATAGCAGGCTATTACGATAATGTATGTAAGCTAAATAAATCTACTAAAGAACTAGAGAATGAGATAGTAGAGATAAAGAAACTTATAGATAACAAGTCTAGTTTAAAAGATTATAGTAAATATGTAGAAGGTGTATTAAATAATGTTAGTAAGGATGATAGACCTACTGATGTTGATGAAAATACAGCTACTAAAGTTAATATAGATACTAATAACAGCAAGTAGGTATAAGTTATTAGATCTAGTAATAGCACTTTGACACCTGGATTATATTAGGTATCAAAGTGACTGAAAACAGTTATATATTTTATATATATAGAAGTAAGATTAGGAGTATTTCCTAATCTTACTTCTATATTAAACCAAAGGAGCTACATGTATAATAAAAATAATGTTATACTATTAGTTAACAAGGTTAAAAATAAAGCAGTAACTAGAAATCAACTAGTTACTGCTCAGGTGCTTAATAAAGTTCAGGCTGAGGTCAGAAACTTAGACACTAGAACTTATCAAGCTAAAATTTATCTATCGAATGCAGTACCTAAAATACATTCATTAGATAAAGAACTAAACTATTTATAGTCAGAGTTGCAGTAAGCTTTAAAGCTTACTGCTTATATATAAATGCTAAAATAAATTAACGTAAGGAGCATAAAATGCAAAGTACAGAGTTTTTCTTAAATGGATACAGAGTAAATGGTGGAGATGTGTTAAGCTTCTCAATTACTAACAAGATGGCTATGGAAGCTATCGAGTTACAAAAGAGTCTAAATGGTAAAGATATGATCGCTAGAATACAAGTAGAGGATCATACTTGGTTTATACTAGTAGATTCTATCACCACTTTCCCTATTGAAGATCTTAGCGCAATAGAAGAAGAGGATGAAGTAGTTGAGATAATGGTAGGTAATAGAGATGATTACTTACCGGGTTGGAACAGTCTAGTAGAAGCTAGAATTAAAGAACAAGAAAAAAGGGATGCCGTCCGTGGTGTATGGGACAGAATAAACTTAGAAACGGATGTTGTACCGTATCTAAGAGGTTACTTCCATACGGATGATATGACAACTACAAGTGGTAAGAGGGTTTCTGGTCGACCATTTATTAGATATAGATTAAACGTAGTAGGCGATTTTGTATTTACATATACAAGCACATTTGTAGAGACTGAGTTTCTAGTAAACCCAGAGTACCACGACTTTAGTAAACTTTCTAGCGTACTAGAGAGTTGGGCTGCGGTTGAAAATTTGCAGTATAATCTAGAGGAGGCTAATAAACGTTTAGCACCATGCGGCGCACGTTTATATGGCTCATATGGTATACTAGACAATACATTAAGACTAAAAGTAGAAGACACACAGTATGGTACTGATTGTGGCTTTGAAAATAGAATCTTTGTAAAATACGGTAACAAAGTAGACGCTTATATTTGTAACCGTCTACTAAACCTAAGTGGTCTAGAAGAGATAATAACTAGTCTAGCTGAAAAGCTAAATACTAACGTACCTCCTCTAGTAGAGGTACTTAAATAGCAACTATAGAGAGATACCATATAGGTATCTCTCTATAGCATATCTTTATTTTTTTATATTAACTTATCTAGTTTCTGTAGTATTGCTTTATGTACTGTAACACCAGCATCTAGTAATCTTACTATAGCACCTATGTTAGTTACTATAGCAGCTGAGTCTTGTAATAGTGGACCCATCTCTTTAGCTCTTACTGTGCTTATAGTAAAGTCTTTAGATTGTACTCTATTATAAAGTTCTTTAGCTCTATTTGCTAAAGATTCTGCGGTACTAAATACTTGTTGCACATTCTCTAGCTCTTTAGCTACTATCATATCTTTAAAGCTATTATGTATAACCTCTACAGAGCTAAAGTTAGGTATTACATCTTTAAGCTCTCTATTATCCATAAGTGTTCTACCATCTATAACATCTGTAAGATATTTAGTAGTGCTGTCTTTATAGCTACTTAGTTTACTTAATAGTTCTTTATTAGGTATTACAGAAGTAGCATACTCTTCATCCCCTAATAATTTAGCTAAGAATGTATCTGCTTCTTCTAAGTACGGTAAACCATTATCGTATATACCAGATACATTTGATTTTAATCCAGTAACTAGTGTATATAAATCAGATTTAACACCAGGTATCCAAGGTACTATGATACTAGATACAGCATCATATTTATCTTGTTTACTACCTATAGTCTTTACTAGTTTATCATAACTTTGTAAATCTTTATAAAGTTTACTAGACTCTTTAGAGATCTCTCTAGTATCATTTTTACTATTAAGACCAAACACACCTCTGATAGCATCTATTTTCTTCTTAAAGAAGTTAGAAGCATCTACTAAGAAACTACCAAAACCTTCTTGATTAGCTGTTAGTTGTTCTATAGCATATTTCATATCAGGGGTTAACTCTTTAGATATTTTATATGTTTTATAAATATTTTTCATCAGAGGTTCCTTATCTAATGTATGTTGAAAATCAGGTATCTAAGCTATCTTAGGTAGGATACTTTTTATAAAAACTTAATAAACATTGAATATAAAATTTGATATGCTAAAGGAGTTTAATAAAATAATTATGGCTGGAATGTTTAATTTTGCTATGGATAATAGAGCTAAACCAAAAATATATATACCAGTAGGTTGTCTAATGGATATACCAACAGCTTCTATCATAACAGGAGCTAAAGGTGAGACACTCTATAATGGTGGATTAGGACAAGTAGTTGGTGTAGTAGGTGCTGGTAATAACTTCAAAAGTACTCTTATACACTATATGACTCTATCAGCTGCTAGTAAGATAGCAGAAGCTACTAAAACTTATATATTAACTTATGATACAGAAGTTAATATAAGCTTCGATAGACTAGAGCACTTTGCAGCTCAATTTCCTTCTCTAGGAGAAGGCACTATACAAGGTAATGATCCTATATGGACCATTATGGATAAATCTTCTTTACCTGCTAATGAATGGGGAGATAAACTATTTGAATATATGGAAGAGAAACAAAAAGATAAGAAAGACTATGTTACTATAGAGTGTATATTAGATCCTTATACACACAAACCTATGTCTATACCTAGACCTACATTTGTAGAGATAGATAGTTTTACAGAGTTTGAAGCAGCTTCTGTAGCAGAGATGCTATCTGGAGATCTAGATTCTAAAGATACTAATACATACGCTATGAAACAAGGTAACTTTAAAACTAAGTTCTTAAGTCAGCTACCAGGTAGATGTCCTGCTTCTAGTACCTATATTACACTAACAGCTCATACCGGAGATAAGGTTAATATGGGCATGCAACCTTGGGAAGAACCCTCTAAGAAATTACAGTTCCTTAAGACTGGTGATAGTATTAAATCAGTAGGCAGTAAGTTTAGTTTTCTTACTAACATAGCTTATCAAGCACATACTGGTAGCCTATTCTATAACCAAGGTACTAAAGGTCCAGAGTATCCTAAAGACCCTAATGATATTACTAAAGCAGATCTTAATAAAGTTACATTAACTACACTAAGATCTAAATCAGGTCCATCTGGTGGTAATATAGAAGTACTTATTTCACAATCTGAAGGTGTACTACCTTCATTAACAGAGTTTCACTTCTTAAGACAGAATAAATCAGGTACACCTGGATTCGGTATAACTGGTTCTGATAGAAGCTATGCTCTAGATATATATCCAGAAGTATCACTATCTAGAACTACTGTAAGATCTAAATTAGATACTGATCCTAAACTTAGAAGAGCTGTTAATATAACAGCTGAGTTATTACAATTAGCTACATACCATAGAATGGTTATAGAGAGTGGACTTATGTGTACTCCAGCTGAACTCTATGAAGATATTAAGAAATTAGGTTATGATTGGAATATCCTATTAGATACTAGAGGATATTGGACACTTAACCAATACTCACATCCAGTACCTTATCTTAATACTGTAGATCTTTTAAAGATGAGAAAAGAGTTATATAGACCATGGTGGTATGATGCTAGAGTGAAAGAGTTATCTAAGACTAGTGAGAATACTAATACTAAGAAAAAGGAGAAGTAACTTATGAATCAGTATGATGTAGAGTTTAAGAATACTTTAACGTACGAAACTATGACGCATACTGTGGAAACTGATAATATACCAGATGCTTGTAATATTGCTACTAAGCGTCTTAAGAAAACCGAAAGAAATAAATACACTATAACTAAAGTGGAGTTAATAGATAAGTTCGTTATACTATGTACTCCACTCTTTAAGACTAAGGATCTGCTATGCTAGAAAATAACATATCCACTTCAGCTGCTAATATAGTAACCGATGTAGCAGATGTTGAGATAGAACATAACGAACCTGTGAATTGGTTCAAGAAGCAAGATAACGATATAGACTTAGTAACACATGTTGCTAAGATAATAGAAACTAGAGTATCTACAGAAGCTAAAGATTACTTTCTAAGGAATCCTATAGTAGCATTGTGTACTAATACACACTCTCTAGTACAACGTGTTAATCTTAATAGATTCTTTATACAGATACTATTAAGAGCTAGAAGCTATTTAGAGCTAGAGAATGTTGAAATGGTATTCGCTGCTATAGATATGTCTGGTAAGCATGACAAATGGATAGAGAAGATAGAAGAGGTTGTAGTACCTTACTTAGCTGCTAATAAAGTATTTGAACTATTCTTAGAAGCAGAGAAGGAAGCTAAAGCTACTCTAGAAGTTAAATAATATAACTGATCTTTTTGTAAACGTTAATTGGCTAGACTTGAAATATAGTCTAGCCGATCCTTTTTTATCTATACAGTATATCAAGATCGATGATTTTTCTAATAAGAAGTAAAAGGGTAATAGTAGATATGAATGCAAAACGTAAAGCTGTACAAGAGTATATAATAAAGTATGTAGGTGCTATAGTAGCTGGTAATGAGAATACTAAACTATATCAAGATCTATTCGATAGAATGACAGATGAAGAGTTTGATAGGTTTATGGTAGGTATGAAAGAAGGTAAGATACATATCTCTATAGTAGTACCTAATGATGGTAAAACTAGAGTATCTGTAGAGAATAATTTTAGAGTAGCTAAACAGTTAGGACATGAGTTCTTTCAAAGAGTTAAGGTAACTAACCATCCAGATTATCCAGATCATATGTTACCTATAAAAGCATTAACTATGATACTACCTATAAGAAGAGCACAACAGTTATTATCTAAGAAAATAAGTATACCAGAACACAGTATGACTACAGATGTACTAACTGGTCAAGTTGCTGGTAAATCTAGATCTAGTAAACTAACATATCCAGAACAACAGATGCTTATAGCTATGGATATGAAAGATACTGCTACTGAGATGGTTAGAATACGTGGCGGAGATCTTAAAGCACAATCTGAGTATGTAAGACAGTTAGCTAATAATGGTGAAGTATCCCAAAAAGATATACTAGATGTAGCTAACCTAGTTAGTAATGGTGGAGTGGTTTCTACTAGAACACTTAAGTATTACTTACAAGGTATGCATATTAAAAATACATTATAAAGTGTTTAGAAGAAGAGTAAGAGAGTATATACTCTCTTACTCTTCTATATTTAAGTATTTTAACCAAGGATAGTCTGTACCGTACTTAGATAGTATCTCTTCTTTAGCTGGTGTAGTAGATATACCAGTAACTAGGTTATTACCTACATTAACTAATTCTAATTTACCTATCTCCCAGTATCCTAAGTAATCTTTTACTTTATCTAATAGTTCTTGATAAGTAGCAGATGGAGTTAACATTAGTTTATTAAACTCTGGTGCTAATTCATATCTAGGTATATTACCAATATCAGTATGTTCACCTAGTTCTGCTTTAAACTCTTCATAACTATAGCTTCTATCGAATACTCCATAGTTAACACATGGTCTATCATAGTCTCTATCTACTTCTACTATAACTAACTTATTAGCTTCAGATTCATCTGTAGATTCTATCATATCTATATAGAGTATAGGACAGTTAGCTAGTATAGCTAAACTCTCTTTATTATTACCTAGTCTAGGATATTCATAGTTAGTAAACCTAATATCAGATTGTAACTTATAGTACCTATGATTAATCATTAACCATTTATATTGGTTACTAACAGTATCTGTATCCTTATAAGCTAATATCTTAACTAAGTGATCACGTAGTGTAAATCGTTTATGATAAGGTATATTAGTCTCTAAGAATGATCTAGAGTTAAATATATAAAGTTTATAGTTATCTCGTATCCAGTGTGATAAGCGTAATATACGTTTATCATTAGCTTTAACACCAGATGGTGAAGCATAGTGTCTTAAGAAGTAACCTAATATACTATTCATAGTGTCATTTTCATTTAGAGTAGGTTGACCGCCACTAAGACCGGTTAAACTAGATTCTACTCTACTACCTGCAGAGTGCTTATAGTTTGGTTTAGCGGAGGCATTAGGTTCTATAGGATAGAAACCATCTTCTAAGCTAGTATTAGTTTGTATACTACCTGGTAACTGTAAGTTATCTTTTAAGTTAGCATATACAGTTATTACTTTATCTTTAGATACTTTAGAAGGTAGTACTATAGTTTCACCATGTACTACATTAGGTACTGTTTTAACTACAGGACACATAGAGACTTGATCAAATGTTATCTTATTAGCATCTGGTATACTAGTACAATCATAAACATCCATATTACCATCAGCGTCTATAAGACCTAAGTACATAAGAGAAGAGTATGTATTACCTTTCTTAGTAGTTACTACATAAGGTAACATAGCTAAACCTATAGCATCTTCTCTACCTATAGGATCTATATCAAGTTTTCTACCACGAGCACCTATAAGAGCTCCAGTCTTATTAGTAATCATTTCTGGCGCATTATTAGCAACTTCTTTATTAACGTAAGTAAGTAGTTCATTAGGATTATTTTTACCATTAGCAAATGCCATAAGTCCTATCTTAACATATTTAGTATTATATACAAAATCTGTTATATCCATTACCTTATACTTATTATTAAAATCATAAGTAGCTTCATTAGCAAAACTTATATGTTTCTCTAACATATCACCAGTAGCTTCTTCTACTAGTTTAAGTTTACCTTTAACCTCTTTAGTAGCTTCTACTCTATTTTCAGTCTCTGTAGCTTCTGTAGATAGCATATGTTCTACTTCTTCTACTGGAGTAAGATCTATACCTACAGTAGATAAAAAGTCTGTAGATTTAAAGTTAGCATCCCAAAATGATGGTAATGTATTAAATCCATATGCAGATACATTCTCTAACCATGGGCCATCTTTTACTATAAGTTCTCCGTAAGCTTTCTTATACTCTACTATAGCAGATTTAAGATTTATAGTATTACTATGTGGAGCTATAGAGCTATCTATAGAACCTCCATCTAGTTCTGTTATTTCATTCTCTAGAGCATCTAGTTCAGCTTGTTTAACAGTAAGCCAATCATTATACCATCTATAATCATCTAGTCTGAATGATGGTATAGTTTCAAAGTCTGCAGAGTAACCATAAGTATAACCATCTTTCCTAAGTTCAGAATCTTTTATTACCATATGACCAGATATAGGTTTTAGTTTATTTATAACCATCTTAGCTCTAAGCTCTATAATATTAACATTAAGGTAATATGGGTTATCCCAAGCATAAGCTTTAAGTCTAGCTATATCATATTCTAAACCATCTAGTTCTAATCCATATGTTAGTACAAAACCATTCTTAGTAACTAATACTGTAGGGTTATTATAATAGACTGTAATATCGTCTATTACACCTGCAGATCCCATAGCTTGTAAGCTATAAGAAGTTAGTTTCTTAATGATTCTTCTATACTTGTCCATATTTTGTAATAGTACATCTTCTTGGTCTAACTCTACACCTGTAAAGGTTTTTATCATAGCTTTCATAGTAGCTACTATATCTGTATATTGGTTAATAGGGAATACTATACCATTTTGTTTAAGTAATTGATCTATAGTATACTCTTTACCATCATCACTTAGTGGAAAGCTATCTGTTTTAGTAATACTACCGAATACTCTTTTAATAGCATCTGAAGTAAAGAAGTTCTGTACGTTACTAGCCATTACCCAAGCTATCTTACTAAGATCTATAGCGTTATTAATAAAATCTTTAAATATACTTACAGTAGTAAATAACTCTGGTTCAGTAGGTAGATTTTCTTTAATAGCTTCTAGTACTGGTTTAGATACACCATCGTTTATGATAGCAGTATCTATTAGCTTTTGAAAGTTATCTTTATCAAAATCACATACTCTATTATAAGTTATCTTACTTATCTTAAGATCTAAGTTATTACTAGCATATAGCATAAGCTTAATAAGCATTAGTAAACCTATCTTAGGAGTTACTGTATAGATCTTATTCTCAGTATCTACATAATCAATCTCTGCATTACCAAAAGTAGTTTTATCTTGGTCTGTATATATGTTACCATCATATTGTACTTTAAGCTTATATAGTTTATCTTTATGTAAAGCATAAGCCCAATAGTCCATAACTAAAGAGAATAGATCTAATCCTGTTTTCTTAAGTAAGTTAGAACGATCTATATCTAATATCTTAGTCTTCTGTACAGCTAGTATATTTTTATCAGTTTCTTCTTTAGTAACTTTCTCTATGTACTTTTGGAATACTGGAGGCATATTCTTATTTACATCATCTAGACCAGTAAGCTCTCTAGATGTCATACTTATAACAGACTCTTCAGATCCATTATTAGTAAGGTAATAGTTATTAAGTTGTTTAGTTACTAATGTAGCTGAATCTCTAACATAAGATGGATTAGAAACATCAGTTTTATTATCGTGGAACTTAGGATCTGGTCTATTTAACGTATACTCTCCAATACCTACATAGTTCATAGCGAATAACTTATTATAGACTTTCTTAAAGGTAGATTCTTTACCTACATTATGCATCATAGAGTCTAAGTTCTTATATAGCCAGAATAGAGATCTTTTATTAAGTATATTAACATCATCCCATAGGTCCATTCTAGATCTAAAGAAATGCTCTAAGTGAAAACTATGTACTTGAAAAGTACCTATCTTTTCTAATCTTAAGTTAAATATCTTAGTATATATAGCAGCATATAGATAACCCATAAGAGAAGCTACATATAGTTCATCTACTATAGAATATGGTTTTACATGGTATCTAGATAACATAGACTTAATATACTTCTCTAGCTCTTCTATTAGGTAATATTCATTCTCTTCTACTAGATCTTTATTATAAGCTAGTATAGTACCTTCTTTAGCTTCTATAGCTCTATCTATATCTACTGGAAACATACAACCATGTATGTAACGTTGGTATTCTGGATAGATATTTATATAGTTAGTATAGAACTTGTCCATTTTACATAGCTCTATCTTAGTCATAGGGTATCTATCTAATAGTTCTTTAGTAAGTACCTCTTCTCTCTCTGTTTCTATAACACGTATCTTAATAGGTTTATCTAGTGGATGCATTTTACCAGCTATATTAAGATAATACTTCCAAGTTTTAATATTTGCTCTAGTTGGTTTATGCTTACCTGGATCGTAACCAATAGTATTTTCAACACCTATATTTACTACCATAGGAAGCTCGTTTACCTTAATTACAAGGCTATTCGTGAGCTGCCTGATGTTAGCCATATAGCGATCTATGGTATACATCTTGAAGCCTCCTTTTTGTTTTTTATTTACTCATTGTAGAAAGGATATAATTATGGCAGATGATAAATTAATACAACCAAATATTCCAAACATAATAAATACTGCCCCACAAGTAGCTGCTGCTTTAAGCAAGCTAAATACAGGGCAATCAGCCAACAGACGTCCTTACACAGCTTATAACCAAGAAGCTGTGGTAAGGTCTATAGCTAATAAGATACGTAATAATGAATCTATACTTAAACTATTACCAGATCTAAAGATATGCATACAGATTATGACATCTAGTATTATAGATCCAAATAGCATGGTTACTAACGGATTTAACTATCAAGCGCCTAGTCTTAACTTAGCTACGTCTGTTAAGTCTAGTATAATCAATACTATAAAAGAATACATAGAGAGAAACTTTCATCTAGAAGATAAATTACAAACTATACTAGAAGAAGCTCTGTTTACTAAAGGCGCTTATGTAGAAGCTATCATTCCAGAAGCTTCTGTAGATAGACTCATTAACTATTCTGGTGGTTATAATGGAGTAAATAATAACTTTCAATATGTAGATAATGAAGGTAGTAGAATCAACTCAGAAGCTCTTATGTTAGCTTTTAGTAAGAATAACTCTAAACCTATCTATAGTGTAAATGGAGAATCTCTAAAGAGAGAATATGGTGTTGTATCTACAGATGCTAAAACAGATATAGGTAAGAAGACATTTACATTCTCAGAAGCTAATCTTAACTTAGAGATTACATCAGATTACTCTATACTTAGATCTGGTAAGAACATAAGAGATAACCTTACTGGAGATAGTAAAAAAGATAAATACACTATGAACCTAGAAGATGAACTAGGTAATGATAAGATAGAATATCTTAATAGTCTATTTAGAAATAATGCTGGTAGTAAACCATCTGAAATGGAGTTTGTACTAAAAGAAGATGAAACCTTTAGAGAGTCTGTAGATACTCCATTAGTAATGAAGCTACCTGTAGAATCTGTAATACCTATATATGCTGTAGGAGAGCCAGAGAGACACGTAGGTTACTTTGTAGTACTAGATCAATATGGTAACCCTATAAACCTAGTAGAAGCATTAGAAGACTATGACCTTATGGCTGCTTGTGGTAATACTCAAAATCCTGTAGGTAGTGGAGATATTAAAACTAATATTATAAATAAAGCTAGATTAGGTCTATTTGGTGGCTTAGCAGACGTAACTGGTTTAGAAGGTATGGAACAACTATATAACGATATAGTAGACCATATGATCAAATCTAGATTACGTAATGGACATCTAGATGAACTAGTAGATGTAAAAGAGAGTGCCGATATATATAGAGTTATGTTAGCTAGAGCATTACA